GGACGGTCGGTGACCTCCAATTTGGCCTGCAAGGTGAGGAGAGAGGACCAGTACCACCAATCCGGACGTTCCAAAGGGACACCGTTGAAGGAAGAATCATCTCCACCAAAAAGACAAACAGTGGAGCTCAAATCAAAGCGCAAATTGCTGAACGCCATGTTAGCCAAAGTGTTGAACAGGAAGGTGCAAAACTCACCAGTGAACCTCATAATGGAGAACGGACCTAGGAAGCAGTACAAGTGGGTCTTCAACCAGATGTAATAGTCAATGAAGACTTGAGGAGTGCTGAACATCTCCATGAGCTCAATCTCCATGGCTAAAGTTGCGCCGTCTTGACCCTGATCAAACGCAGTGAAGTCATTAGTTGTGCTCGTGATGTTGCGCCAAAATTTGCGGACAAAACCATCCAAGTCCTTCGGGGAGCGCTTGAGGTGCAGGTAAATACGCTTTGGCAGCAAAGCGAGGATCTTGTCGACCAGGTACCGACAAAGGGGGCCCAGTAAGAAGAGGGACTCGTCCGCGAAGACAGCGAGGGTCTGACCAGCCTTAGCAGGGCCGAAAGCTGACTCAAGCTTGGCCTTGACCTCTGATTTCATGATGAGCTGAATCATGTTGGCTTCCCACTCCGGCTGAGAGCGGGCTCGAGCTGCATTGAGCTGAGGGAGACTCTTAGACCGGAGACGGTTCTCTTCATTCTCCACAATCTTCTGCTCGAAGAAGTGCTCGTCCCAGGGAAAGCGGGTGCCGACAGGTATGGACAGGAGATCAAGAAGCGACAGGAACAAGCGATGACCCAACTGACGGGAGCTCTCGAGCTGAGCAAGATTGGAGGCAGGGGTGGCGAGAGTGATCCTCTTCTTTATGGCGGCAGCAAAGGTAGTGCGGTCTCCGTCCTTGAGACGGTGGAAAACGTTCAAGAATTGAGGGTCGTAATGAGAACCGCCGTAACGCTTAGAAAAAGAGGAGGCGATGCGGCCAGCTATGTGAGGGACGGGAAGGGGAAGGTCGGGAAACTGGTGGGAGTACTCTTCACCGCCAACCATCTCTCGGTCGAACCGATCAGAATATCCGGACCTCAGCAACTCGTGAAACTTCTCGAGGGATTCTCGTGGGAAGTGAGTCTGAGGGATATGAAAAGCAGGGACCCTGTCAGAGAAGGTGATGGGGGAGGGCTCAGACTCGGTCAAGTGGCTGTAAAAGGTGCGACTGTGCACGTCAATCTCAGCAGGAGGAGCCC